TCATTTCCCCACCTGGATACAAAACAATGGTTAGCGTCAGGCTTTGCTAAGACCTTACCCGAAAGGATAAGAGGGAGAATAAGCAAGTTCGGTTTGAGGAATGGTCTATTGTTATCTCTCGCTCCAACTGGCACTATAAGCATGTGTGCGGATAACATAAGTAGTGGGATAGAACCACCATACGCATTATCCGCAAAACGCCTGGTTCACATGCCGGAAGGACAAATTGAGGTCGAACTCAAGGACTACGCATACGCATTTTATGGTGTAAAGGGTAGGACGGCCCACGAAGTATCTGCTCGTAACCACGTCCGTGTCCTCTGCTCCGCGCAGAAGTTTATAGATAGTGCAGTAAGCAAGACGTGTAATGTAAACGGAGTGAATGGCGGCGAGAAAAAGAAACGTGGCCAGATAGACTTCGATGATTTCAAGAAACTCTATACGCAAGCATACAAGGGTGGTGCAAAAGGATGTACTACATTCAACAGAAACGGTAAGAGGTTTGGAATCTACGTTGAGGAAAAAGAGCGAGACGACACAGCATGTCTGATTGATCCACTAACCGGTGCTAAGTCCTGCGAGGTATAATGGGTATTGCATCTACCGAATGGATATGGCATAATATAATTGTAATCAATTTTGCAGACGGAGAAAATTATGCAAGATCGTTACTTCGACAACACTCGCATTAAAGACTTCCGAACTTGTCCTCGTAAATTCTACTTTCGCCACAGCCGTAACTGGGCGGGAACCGGCTTTATGCCCGCCCTTGTCTTCGGTAGCGCATGGCACGAAGCGATGGATATAGTCTGGGAGATTATGAGCAAGAACGATCCTCAAAAATTGAGGACGCAAGAAGTAGCCGAATGTGGCTATGAAGCGTTCCTCACTTGTTGGGTAGAAAACGGTGGGCCTGATCCTAAAGAGAGTGACCCATTCGAGCTGGATCGTCTCCAACCTAGGGTGCCTATGAACGCTCTGGAGATGCTCTACGCATACGTGGACGAACGAAGGGCGCTATTCTCTCGTCCCGGCTTTGAATTACTCGCAGTAGAACAACCATTCGCGGTCCCTTTAGACCCAGAAGATGCTACCTTGTTTTATGTGGGTAGAATGGATAAAATCTTTGCGATAAAGGATGAAATCTATGTCGGAGAACACAAGACTTCCTCGCTCTACAGCAAGGCTTCAACATTCCGCTCGACGTTTATCGACTCTTTCTCGCCTGATAGTCAGATTGACGGCTATCTTCACGCAGCGCATATGCTATATGGAGACAAGGCTAAGGCAGTCTGGGTGGATGCCGCGCTCGTCCATAAAACAGTCCACGACGGCTTCGTCCTCATCCCTGTCGAGCGACAACACGCTCAGTTAGATGCATGGCTCTGGGAAGCACGATACTGGATACACCAAATCGAGGTGAATTGTAGTCTCACTATTGACGACGAAAACTCCTATATGTCGGCCTTTCCCAAGAATACGAACTCCTGTCAGGACTTCGCACGAAACTGTCCGTATATTGACCTCTGTAAGATGTGGTCTAATCCAACGGTTAAGGAGCAACCTGCCGGCTTCGAAAACGAGCCGTGGAGTCCGTTCGACCGTCTTGAATTAAATAAAATAGGTCTTGAGAAATGACTAGCAAGTGGGACACCCGCTTCCTTAGTCTAGCGGAACACATATCCAGTTGGTCTAAAGACCCCTCTACGAAGGTAGGCGCGGCTATTATTGGCCCCTATCGCGATATAATATCGCTAGGTTATAATGGCTTTCCCAGGGGCGTCGAAGATACTCCTGAGCGTCTGGAAAATCGTGAGCTTAAATACAAGATGATAGTTCATGCCGAGCGCAACGCTATATTATTCGCTAGACGTTCTCTCGAGTGCACTACTCTCTACACCTGGCCATTTGCTCCTTGCTCTGCATGTGCTGGAATGATAGTTCAGAGTAGAATAACACGTGTTGTTGCACCATTACCTTCTGAGTTAGTTGGAGAGAGATGGGGAAGCGATCTTAGTGTGGCAAAAGATATACTCAGGGAAGGTAGTGTTTTGTTAGATCTTATAGATAGACCCCAAAACGGAGGAGATGATGCCTAACGCTAAAGATGCAGAACAGCCTATTTATCAAAACATACTGGTGGTTGGTCCTACAGGGGCAGGAAAAACAACACAGATACGAACCCTCTCAGGAAAGGTGTTCGCCTTCCTATTTGACCCCAATGCTCTGGCCTCCCTTCAAGGAGCGGACGTAGAATATGAGGAATGGCTCCCCGAAGCAACAGAGATTGACACAACTATCAAGGGCTTCAATAAGGGTTCAAAATCAGATAGGCCGTCCAGCGCAAAGGAACCGCGCCTCTATATCGACTTTGTAGAAAGCGCAACGAAGAAAGCGGAGGAAGGATTCTTCGACGCCTACGATTGGATATGCCTAGACTCTATGACATTTCTCCAGAAGGCTATGTTCGATCGCAACGCATATATCAATAACAGATATGGTAAGGTTGAGGAGCTGTCCGACTATCGCATAGTGGGAAGTAAACTTTCAGATCTGTTCCGTTCCTTTACATCGGAGCGCAAAAACATATATGTTACTGGACACATCACGTCCTGGCAGGATGAAACCACTAAGAAACTCAGCACGGAGCTGCAGGTAGCTGGAAGCGCAAAGACTATGATACCCCTCTTATTTACGAACATCTGGCTGGCAAGAGCAGCAAGCACGGAGAAGGAAAAGAAGTACGAGATTCAGACCCGACCGGAAACTCGTGGTCTGCAGTGTATTCGCTCTCAGGTAGCGAATTTGGATATGTACGAAGACGTGACTATCCAAGATTTCGATAACCCGAACAAGTATGGTATCGGAAAAATCCTAAACCTAACCCTGTAAACAAGGAGAACACAAAAATGCCTATCGTTGAAATAAAAGGTCTGGGAGACTCTTACGAGGACAAGCCAGTCCCAGAAGGTTCTTACGATCTTCGGATCATGGACATTAAAGATGGCAGGAACAAGAAGGATACCTGCGATCAAACTATGGTTATGATAAAGGTAGAGAGTGACGAGTATCCAGATGCGGCTACTATCTTTCACTACCTTACCTTTGTCGGCCCAGACGACGACGAAAGCTCCTCGCGAAATAAAATGCGAGGTATTACCCGTTTTCTCAAGGCGTTCAACATCCCCTTCGAGAAAAACGGTTTCAACACGGAGGATTTGGTCGGTGCAACTGCATCGGACATTTTCGTGAAACAGGAGGAGTACGAGGGTTCCGTCAACAATCGTGTCTCCCTCCCACGAGTGGAGTAGGCATCTCTGACCTCCGTCCAGTAGATGCCTCGCGGTCTGGCCGCCTCCTCCCCCCGCTTCGTCCCTGTGCAGAGGCCAGATGCATGGGGACACTTTCAGAGAGGTAAGTATGGAATTTCTAGTAGGCAAGAAAACTTACATCATTGGCTTTCTTATGTTCGCCCAGGCCTTAGTTACATGGCTCACGGGAGAAACTACGTTTGCCGAACTGCTGACCCATAGCACTGAAATTCTTGGTGGTCTTGGTCTAATTACGCTTAGAATGGGCGTAGCAGGTGATCAATAAAAAATAGGTTAAGGAGCGGTGAAAAACGGTATTTTGCGAACGTTATGCAACGTTATGCGCGGCCATGTATGCCCCTTATGTGGTTACATACCGCGCCGCTCCCCCTAACCATATGTGAACGTTATATATTTTATACCATCCTCCACGAATAAGGAAAAATAAGATGCCTGACACAACTACTAAGCGTATTTCCCTACCCATTGATGAAGCTCTGTACGAGCGACTTAGCAAGATGCCGTGGGGTATGAGATCTCCCATTGTAAGAGTTCTACTAGAGCGAGTAATAGACGCCGGTGAAAAACACGGGGCCATGATATACGGTGCTATTTTGGACGGACACTTCGACATAGTATATAAGGAAAAGAAATGAACAGACTAGAAATGCTACGCACATCGCTCAAAGATATGACACACGAAGAG